CTTGCCTGATTTCGTTGTCCATTTTTCTTTTGTCCATTTAGCTAACTTGTTAGTAGGCTTCTTCTTACCTGAGTACGTACCACCAGCATCCTTATAATACTTAGTGGCTAACTGCATTGCTCTTGCTGAGTGCTTACCACCCATCTTGCGCTTTGCTCTTGACTTAGCCGCAGCCCACTTCTTAGGATCACGCTTCTTGGCGACTGCCATTAACGGCCTACTTTCTTCATTGCCTCTTTATGAGCAGCACCAAAAGTTTTTCCGCTTCCCATTGCTTTCTTCATACTAGCCATGTGTTTTGCTGTATGATGTACTGCGTGTTTTTTTAAAGTTTCTTTTTGCCTCATAGTGAGAGGTTTAGTTTTTTTCTTAGATATTGTTTTTTTTGGCATTAGCTACCCCTTAATTCTTTACGACGACCTTTATTAGCTGGACGCTTCTTCATACTCTTTTTAATACTACCACCATGTTTCTTCCAAGAATCTATGCTATCATTTAAAGTATCATAGTTATAATCAGGAATAGCTCTATTCTCATTTCTAAATGCATCAGCAGTTCCTACTCTACTTCCTGTAATACTTTTAAATGTCTTATCTTTTTTAAATAAATTTGTAAGACCCTTAAGATCAGGTCCACTAGTGTTTCTTTCTCTAAATGGATCATCAGATAATTCTTTTATCATAGATTTTTTATTTATTGTAGTAGGACTTTTATTTCTTTTAGAGAGTTTTCGTATTGAGAGTGGTTTTCTAACACCCTTTATCTTTTTCTTCTTTTTCTTCTCTTGTATTGCACTCATACTAACATCTCCATCTTTTACGAGCCTGTCTTAGCCTACTGTTAGGATTACTTGCAGCCTTGGGAAACTTCTTCATTTGTCCTGCTGATCTAGCACAGTAAGACTTACGTCTTGTCGCACGCTTACCAGTAGGTTTCTTTTCAGTCACAGCAGTCTGTAGTTTAGAGCCGGGGTTCTGCCTACGATACTTGGCAACACCCTTCTTGGTCATGCCAGCACCAGACTTGGTAGGACGCTTCATTCCCTTACCAATAGTCATACCCTTCATGTTACTCTTCTTACGCTTTACTGCCATATGTATATCTATACTTTTCTTTCATGTAAACTATAAGAGAACTATAATATTCATCCCAAGTTCTATACTCTTCTTTAAGAGGTTTGTCAATAGTATTATCTATTAAATCATAATCATCTATACCTGCATCAATCGACTCTTGGTATAGTTTTAATAATTTTTTATTGTTCACTACTGTCCTTCTACTTTAAAAGATTTACCCTGCTGATAGTCTTCTTCAACTACAACATCCTGTGGCTTACCTTTTACTGATGGTCCCTTACGTGCAGCACCAAAGCCTTGCCCCGTAGGTTTACCTACAATATCATCCAATGGAATACTGCGATCAATTAGTGTATGTGGTCCCGGCATTATTTCTTTCCCTTTACTTTTTTATAGATTACAATTGAAAGAAGAACAATACCTACAGCAACAAAACAAGCTATTCCAATATTATTATCAGGATTAGGTTCTGGCTTCTTTACAGGCTGTTCAACAACAGCCATTGTTTTTACTTCTGTTTTCTTTTCCATATTAATTCTCCATTGTTTGTCGCAATAATTCTACGAAAGATAAATTTCTAATTGGACCACCACCAGCTAAACCTTGTACGAATGATGGCTTCTCATATCCGGGTGGCACGAGTTGGTTATTACTGCTTCCATAAGGTACATATCCAACATCTCCGGGCATTGGTGTTGCTGACGGCATTGTTGGTTGCGCTGGTGGTGGCATTGTTGGTGTCGGCATTGGTGGTGGCATTGTTGGTGTCGGCATTGGTGGTGGCATTGTTGGTGTCGGCATTGGTGGTGGCATTGTTGGTGTCGGCATTGGTGGTGTCGGCATTGGTGGTAGCATTGGGTAAGGAAAAAAGCTCATTGGTGGCAGCATAGGCCTAGCAGTCTGACCGCCGCTATCCCTTCCTCCTTCTCTATCTTCTCCAATACCTATGTACCGACCCATATCACCGTCAAGTCTATTTTGCTGTTGTGCAGCGACCTGCTCTTCGTAATTTAGAGGTGAAGGGGGGCGTCCCTGCATCCCGGCTAGTGGCTGCGGACCCATTAGTGAGCTTAAACCTAAACCAATTTGTGTTTTACCAAGACCGGGATCACCACCACTATTAGGGGCTGAAAATTCATAAAAAGGTGATAGTGGTGCAGGACTCACCGGGGGCTGTTGGACCACAGGATTAGTAGAAGCCTGATTAAGACTATACAAAGAATCGTAAAGAGCCATTATTTTTTCCTTCTATCTTGCACTACTGTCTTTTTTAGTTTACGTTTAGACGGGGGCTTTGAAACCTGCTGCCTAATACTAGAACGATTAGTCATAACTGTTACCAGTTACTTGACCACCTGACATTCGATAAGTAATTGGGCCACCTTTTTTATAGCCCTTTACTTTACCACCGGCTTTAGCATATCCCATTTTATTGCGAACTGGAGTAGGAAGCTTTGCTAGGCCGGGATTGTTTACAGCTTTAAGAGAACCACCCATATTCTTTTTCATTACTTTACCGCCACCCATCTTTTTACTTTCTTGACCTCCTTCAATCATTTTATAAACATTTGGAGCCATGTCTTGAAGTCTTAGTTGACGGTCCATTTCTAGTTCTTTTTTAGTAGGTTTTACTTTAGTGGGACCGGGACGTGCTTTAATAGTAGGTACTCTTTTTTTTGTAACCAAACTACGTTCTAATTTAGGCATTCTACCTCTTGTTGGAATACCTTTTTTTTCTTTATCAACATCTTGAAGGTATTCAGTAGCATACTTATACTTTTTTAAATTTAAGGGTTTTCTTTTGTTAGGCATTATGGACTCCCCGGTGTAATTGTATCAGGACCACCAGCAGGTGAGGCAGCAATTGCCATGTCATCCTGACGTGTCCTTCTAGCTTGGTTTCTAAGTGCAATAATTGCTGCTTCATATTGAGCTTGCCATGCAGGAACTGTAGGCCAATCCTTCATGTACATAGTAGCTTCCATCATGGCAGCATAGAACAAAGCGTCATAACAGTAATTACTAAAATAATTTGCTGTAGTAACACTTGTGCCTGTAGCAGAAGCCAAGGCCAGTGGTTGTGAAGCTGTTTGGATTTCTCCTGTTAAAGCAGATACAGGAGTCGGTACTATAAATATAGAACTGTTATTCTTACGTGAATAATACCTTGGCTCACCTGTCGAAGCACTTACAGGCCAGTAGTCATTGCAGTATTCAATTGTTCTCTGAAGTAAGTTAACTTTACTTCCAGCACTTGTTGTGAAATTTACATTACGAACTATTCGTACTCTATCTCCAAGAGATACAACTGCGTTGCTGGCTGTAAATGAAAAAGCAGTATACTCATCTAAACCTGCATCATCAATATCTTTAGTCAGACGAAGCTCTGCCCTACTGATAAAATTAGGTATCTCAGCAGTAAACTCAGAACCATCGTTCTCAGTAGTAGAAATTAAGGCTGCTTTTAAATCAGAGTATGTAGACATTGTTAGCCTACATATAATGTAATAGTTGGGGCCATAGCAGCAGCACCTGAAGTTGCAAGACTTACAATTCCAAATACGCCTACACCCATATCTCCTACATAAGTGTCTTGTGAATCAAGCGCAGCAACACGCCATCGAAGGGCTGTACCTGCTGCTGTCTTATTCGTAATCTGTTTAGTACCCTTAATAATAATATCTCCAACAATTGTGGAGTATACATGCATTGCCATAACACGAGTATGTGAGGGTGTAGGGGTACTTCCTGTACCCTCATCTCCAAGTGTTAGGCCGCTATCTACATAACGAAACCCTGTGATAATAGCACCATCTGTACTTACATTTTGTGCTACTTTAATATTTGTTGTCATAATAACTCCCTTATAAGTATGGGAGAGGTAGCTTGTACACCACCCCTCCCTACTGTCTTATCAGCCAGCGGAACCGAACCATCCACGCCAATCAGAGACACCGAAGCTATAACGCTCACGGGCTTTGAAACGAAGATTTCCGGTATCGAAGTCAGGCTCCATTTTAGTCTGAAGCGGAGAACGGACGAACATTTTCGTTCCATTCGGCACATCAGTCTTAACAAACCACGCATCAGTATCAGTGAAGCGACGGTTAATGTAGTAGCCTTCAGGGACCATTCCCATATTACGAATAGCGTTGATAGCATTCGTATTGGGATTAGCCGAAGCTGCACTCGTTCCGGTATTGCCGGGGCTGCTGAGAATCTTATCAGCAACGGCCC